GTGCCACTTGATGGGGCAGCACTAAATGTCAGGGTAGTTCCGTCAGGCACAGTATATGAGTCAGTAGACTCTTGCACAACACCGTCTACAGATACAATAATGTCTTCAGCACGAACTGTCCGATTGAGTGTGAAGGTGGTAGTTGAACCATCCCCATTAAACTCTTGTCTAGTAGGACGAGATTGAAATGCTGGTATTGGTGCTGCACCTTGATACGCCATGCCCTACTCCTTATGTAATATCTAGGTGGCTAAGAACAACGTCAGCAGAAGATGCTGTGTCCGATGTGACTTTGATTGCGTCACCCGGCTCTAAGACCACCTTCTGGTCACCCCCGACTACAACAAGCGAACCACCAACAGGTACAGGTGCGTCCTTTACAAGGTACACACTATCTTCTGCACCAGAGGTACGACCACTTGCATCCAGTTGTACGTCAACAGTAATCTGTGAAGTTACAATGTTTGCAATGGACAAACCGATAATGGTAGTCTCTGTTGAAGCAGGGCAGGTATAGATAGTGGCAGCAGATGTGCCTATACCTGTATCTGTCTCACTTAGAAATGCGTTTGCCATGATTATCCCTCTTCGGATATATTATAGATTGTTTTTTGGGTTTTGTCAACTACCCTAGTGCGATTGCCATCGCGATACCGCCATCACCTGAGGCAGGTAGGTTGGTCAAACCAGAGCCGTCACCTGTGACTGCAGTTGCAGACAGTGTTCCTGTAACGGTAACGCCACCTGTTACTGTTTCCAGTTTCTTGTTGTTATCATAGTACAATTCAACAGCACCATCTGGAATAGCACTGAGCATCTTTTCAGATGACAAGTACTTGAACAGATGAACGCCACTGTTAGAACCTAAATATAGGTCACCAGTACCGCCAGCATCTAGGATGTATGAATGTGTACCATCATGGTAAATTTTCATATCATCGCCAGTACCGAATATAGCCTGACCGTTATCGGCAAAGTCAATACTGTTGCCTACAGTTTCAAGTTTGCCACCCAACTGTGGTGAAGTATCATCCACCAAGTCAGACATTAACTGCGATACATCTTTACCGTCCACGTTACCTGATACGGTAATGTCGCCAGTTACAGAGATACCGCCTGATGTGGTTTCAATCTTCTTGATGTTGTTGTAGTATAGTTCTACTGCACCATCATCAACAAACTTGGCAAGTGTTTCGCCTGAACCGTCAATGTTCAGTGTACCTGCAACTTCGAGATGACCATCTGTGCCATCCCAATACATAGACATGTCGCTACCCGCACCGAAGATAAGAGTATCATCTGTGCCGGGAGTGGCTGAGTCACCGAATGTAATGTTGTTGCTGTTTGTGTCTAGGTCACCGCCAAGCTGCGGGGTTGTATCAGATACGATATCTGAAAGGCCACTTGCTGCTTCTGCCTCAAGGCTGATGTGACCTGTTGTGTGGTCATAACGCAGAATGTAATCATCTTGAGATGCACCAACTGTCTGGTCTACGTCGAACTCAAAGTTACCCAACAACACGTTGCCAGTACCGTTAGGCTCGATGTCAATATCACCATTCGATGCGGATGTAATCTTCTGACCGTTCACATCCAAGTCACCACCAAGCTGCGGGGTGGTATCTTCTACAAGTTCGTCGATACCTGCAATCTGACTGTCAACATACGCTTTGATTGACTGCTGTGTTGCCAAGTGGTTCGCAGAGTCGGAAACCATGTTGTCTTCATCTTTGATGGACGTACCAGAGATGTTGCCGTTCAATGTACCCGTGGTAATTGTCGGGCTGGTCAGCGTCTTATTTGTGAGGGTATCTGTTGTTGCACGACCAACAAGGGTATCTGTGCTGGTTGGCAGGGTAATCGTACCCGTGTTGCTGATGGTCGAAATGACAGGAGTGGTCAGAGTTTTATTTGTAAGAGTCTGTGTGCCTGTCAAGGTTGCAACAGTGGAATCGATATCGATGGTCAGGGTGTTGCCAGAGCCAGTCGTATCGATGCCTGTACCACCAGCGATGGTCAGGGTTTCAGAGTCTAGGTCGATGTTTAGTGCGCCGCCGCTATCGCCTTGGAAGTCCAAATCCTGTGCAGTAACCTGTGAGTCAACATATGCTTTAATTGACTGTTGGGTTGCCAACGCTGTTGCGCTGTCAGACGACATCGTGTCTTCATCTAGGATGTCCGTGACAGTGGTTGTCGGCATGGCAAGACCGTCGATGGTTGCCGTACCATCCAAGTAAAGGTCTTTGAATTGCAGACTGCTCGTACCCAAGTCTACATCGTTAGTAGTTACCGGGACAATCAGGCCATCCTGAAAGCGTAGCTGTTCAACAGATGTACCTGCGCCAGCAGCATCGATAAACAAACCGACCCGGTTGTTGGTATCGTCAACTACTACCTTGTTAAGGGGCGTGGCAATGCCGGGGTCACCAATTAGCCCGATGACTGGGCCTTCTCCCGCTGTGCCGTCGTGGGCGTGACCAGATGTGTTGTTGAATACGGTAACAAGTCTATCAAACTCGTCATTAGTATGTGCGGCGGTAATAACGTCGCCGTCAGTATACGTAGACTGTCTGGTATAGGCTGTCATTGATTATCTCCTTCCGCCCGGAGTAAATTCCAGTTGGTATCCTTTTAGTGAAATAGGTGCAGCACCCGCTGTATCATCCAAACGTACTGCAACTGTAAATCCGCCACCTTCTACACTCTGGCGTACGAGTGGTGTTCCTGATGAACCGTAAACTGCCGTGCCGTACAACGAGGATGGGTTACCCAAGATAGCAACAGCAGCACCCGTATTTAGTGGGTAAGAGTTTGGCTGGGGTGTTTCGCTGGAGTTGAAATCGTAACGAATACGGAAATTCGAATTGACCGCACCTTCATTATCGTAGTTCCAAATGATACGCTGCATCATCTTACGGATGCCAGCATCACCCATTGTAAAGTCAGGACCACGATAGATTGCTGCTATATCTGTCCCGTCGAAATCGTTACCAGTTTCCTGCTTGTAAACATACCCGTCATATCCGCCATGCAGAACTGTTTCTGTACCGCTAATAAAGCCGGATACACAGCAAGTAGGCCGTATGCCTCTCAGGTCAGCGTATTCCCAGCCGATGCCACCCTCGATACCCGCCTTGATAACTCCCAGCAACCCCGGTGAGGATGTTGACCCGCCAGAATCGTCGGGAAAGAACAGGCGGTATTGGGACTTACCACGAATCACAACGCTGGATATGCGGTCTGTGTCGATGTTGTCCAAGCGAGGCTGTACCTGCTTCGATACCGTACCCAGTTCCACGTCACCAATCTTTTCAGTACCAGCGATGGTGCGTAGACCGTCAGGAGCGAGATAAACTAGGTCACCAGCAATTTCCTGAACACTGAAGCCATCTACACAACCGATGTTGCGAGTAACTGGCTGCATCTGAAAATCTGCAACAGACGAACCCGCAAGAAAGAATATCTCATCTTCACAGAAAATAAACAGGCGGTCACGGAAAACCTTGAGGGCTTTTACAGCACTCTCTACACGTATCGAACCTGAACCGTTAGCTGTGGAGTAGTCTGTTTCATCGAACGGTGCAGAAAATACCACCTCTTGAGGGTTGGTAGACATGCCCGCAAAGAATACATGATTCTTGAACACGGCAACAAACTGCGGGTCAGAGGGTGCGCTGGTTAGGTCAGTAACCGTAGTATCATCGTAGGAAGAAGGGCTGTTCGCACCATCACACCAGATAACTTTTTCGGTGTTGTTGAAGTTGAAGTTTGCGAACGTGTAGCGACCAGCACTGGTACGCCCGGTGTCGATGCTTGTCCAACCACTTCCCGTACCCTTGTAGACAGCCGTACCCTTCGATGCAATCACTTGGTCTTCGTAGATGTGAACCCCAAGAACCGTACCCGTAGAGCCACCAATCTGGTTCGTGTCGTACTTTTCAAACCCGTTGATGCGACGATAACCACCATTGATATCTGGTTCGAAGTTTTGTAGCTGTAAGGCAGCACCCGGCGGAATAGAGAAGGTATCTTTATCCAGTACCAAGCCACCGCCCAAACGGACAACAAACGGGCTAAGAAGCGAGGTATCTGCCATTAGACTGCTCTCATATAGTCTTTCTTGTTAATCAGTTCGACACGCATCCGCCCCAAACCGCCTTCGTAGTCCCGCAAAGCTAGCTGGGAAAACTGAACGTCCGAACGAAGCATGTGGGCGTAATATCTTGCGCGGTTGATAATCACGTCGTGAAAACGCTCTGGTATCACAGGAGTATCTGTGTTGTTGACCATGTCGACGTGGGTTTGGTAATAATAGTGACGAACCGTGTAGGTAGAAACGTCAGGTATGGGGGACAGGCCAATCTTGCTATCGGGGGTCTGGTAAACAAACGCTGGCAACCCTTCTGCGTCACCTGATGGGTTGGTATCGACTTCATTGAACCGCTCTAAGTATTCTTCGAAGGAAAGATACTGCAGGGTACGCTCTGCGGTGGTAGCCGACTCCTGAATGGTAAAGCTATCGTAGTCGATGGTCTTAGCATCTGCAGCCCGTGCATACTCGCCTTGGCTAGCAACGGTAGTAAAGCTGTAGGATACAACAGTAAAAGGCCACTCAACCTCAGAGTTGATAATGTCCCGCTGGGCTTTGTTGATAAAGTCCTTTACAGATGTCTGAATACCACGAGTAGAAGCAACGGTGGTAATCTCAACCTCGTTGATTTCTCGTAGAACAGCATTGATTAGTTCAAGAAATGTCATGGCTTACCTATTGGGGTCAAAAAATTCTTCACAGCTAACAGTAACTACTAGCTTGTTTGCAGTTCCTGCGGCTACAATCAGCTTATCACCTGCGTGAAGATACATAGGCTTATCGATGGTAAATATAGATTCCACACCCTTACTTGAAGCGGAATGTCCATCTAACAGTGTGTAGGTTGTATTGTCATCAGCGTGGTAAAACTTTAGGGTATAAGTTACATTGCTGCTATCGTTATTACTGATAAAGAAATGCTCTACATGCGCTGAAAAGTTGCTAGGCACAACATATATATCTGTATCAGACGTTGTCGTCAAGGCAACTGACTCGGTATGAAACTTAGAATTACCAACTACAGGCATCAGCTTACTCTTCTATGACGACGTACTTTTTTAGCGATTTTCTTGGGCTGTTTGGAGACTTGTTTACCAGCCTTAGTTGCTCTGCGTTTAGCACGGGTTGTCGCCGCGTACTCTTTCGCTGATAGGGCTTTGATGGCCTTCTCAGGTAAATATCTTTCCCCGGTAGCTTTTGGACCTTGTGTCGACGGCTTACCACTCTTGGTGCGCCACTTCTGCTTAGTCCATGCCTTCAAAGAGCGTTGGCTCTTCTTGAGTGCCATTTTTTTCTCCTTGGGTTAGCTTTACAAGTGTGGTAAACTTTTCTTGTGCCGAAGCGTATCTGCCCAACGCAGAATCCATCTCTTCCAATAGACCCGGATGCTCACCCACCGCAACAGGATTGTTAAGGTAATTGCTGAGTACAAACGTTGCATCTTTCATCTCCGCGTGGTACTTGAACAGCAGGGCATCCACGGCTAGTTTAGGTAGGGACATTTATTTCTCCAAATACTTTAGTATACTGTAACCTAGGTATTCTGTCAAGTTATAGACTCTTCAGGTACATCGCCCATGCAATCAAGGCTACGATGCCGACACCACCAAGGATACACAGAAAAGTAATTGTGACTAGTTCGATGGTTTTCTTGATGCGACGACGACGTTGTTCCGCAGCCAGCAACCGTGCCTTACGAGCTTGTGCCTGAAACCTCTGCCAATCTGACCAGAGACCCGGACGGCCTGTATATATCATAAGCTGCTTCAGTTCTTCTTCTTGCTGCTTCAGGCGTTCAAGGTGCATGAACTCTTCTAGGTCGGTGCTACCTGTCTTGCGCTTTCGTTTGTCGGCTTTCTTACGAAGGTCTTCGGTGGCGTTTACGTAATCTCCGACCTTGTGGGCTACATCTGCAATCTCACGCCCGTTTTGAATAGCCGACTTAATAACCTGAAATGCGGCATTGGCTGCGGCTATCTCTGCTAACATGGCTAGTTTCGGTATCCGCCCCCTGCTTTTTTATAAGCAGCCGCAAGCATTTGGGCTTTTCTCGCTGACCACTGACCCGGCTTTCCGCCCTTTCCGCCAGCCTTGATACGGTTGAACAACCGCTTTCTCATCTCAGGCTTAGTGTAGTTGCCAGCCTCATTAACTCGACTCTTGCTCTTCGCTTTAGGCTTCGACGATTTGCGAGTTTTTCCAACTTTCCCGCCTTTCGCCTTCTCTTCAACGCCGCTGATTTTGCCAGCGTTGGCTGTGGCATAGAAGACCTGTTCACCCTTCTTCCCCCCGTAGGTTCGTTTCATTGACTGCATAATGTCCTGTCCTTTTTTGGTTAGGGGCATTATCGCGTCTCCGAACTACCAGCAGCTTTGCGAGGCTGAACCCTGCCGCCGTACGCCTTGTAGTCTATTCCGCGCATATCTAGGTACTCTGAAAAGCTACTCGCTCCATACTCAGGTACAGGTTTCATACCTTTTTCCTTTAGAAAATCTGTAGCAAATCCGCTTTGTATATACTTCTCATAAAACTTCTTCTGCATACTCAGAGGTGCTGACTTAGGATACTGTGCAGGTAGAGATGTAGGCTTATCTCCATTCTTACTTCTTCCCATCTGTTCCCATAAACTAGCCATGCCACTCTCCTGTTTTCATAGCACTGGACAAACGCACTGCACGTTGCCCTACCTGTGTTGCCCACCTCGAATCGAGCATCTCTAAAGAAGCCCGAACGTAGTCTCCTTCGTGTATGCTAGCCCACATATTCTTGAACTTTCGTAGTCTAGGTACGCCCATATTAAAGGCCATATCAAGTAAAACCCGAACACGCACATCGTCGAGGCGGTCAATACATGGGTGAGCATCGTATAATTCTTCTTCTACTATATCAATATCGTTACTTAAAAGAAAACGGGCATTAGCTTCTGTAATACCCTGTTCGTAAATCTCTGGTTTCAAGAGATTCATAAAAGCTAGTTCGCCATCAGTAATCCCACGGTCTTCTAGGTTCCTGCCAACACCTATTGTGTCGATACCAAGGTGGTCTTTATAGACGTGTAGCTTCAAACCCTCGTGCAGAATTAGCTGGTCGATTAATCCGCTGCGGTCGTAGTTCATTTGCCCTTCGCTTCTTTACCGAGATACAGTCCATAGATACCCGTCATCACACCCATGATTACAGATACGAAACTAGCCTGTGCAGTCGTCGGTGATTCGAGGTGCATAAACCACTCAGCACATCTCCACGACATAATCACAGAGGCTATCATGGTTAGCTTTGCGGTCAGGTTTACCTTTAAGTATCTATCGAGCCAGTCAGCCATTATTTAGTTAGTTTCTTGTACTTTTCGAACGACCTCATGCCGCCCAAGCCAAGCATCCCCAGCAAAATAGTCATTAAGCTATCCATATCAAATGCAGGGTACTTTACAGCCTCGTATCCCATATACGCAGTAATTACGTCTGCTGACGGAAATAAAATAAAATGAGCGAACAGGGCAATGCCACATGTCCACCCGATAAATGGTCTCCAACCCGCCACAAAGATATTTCGATGCTTCGCTTCTTCTGCGTTTACAGCTAACTGCCCTTTGGCTAGTTCCTGTGCGTGACGCTCTGCCATAGTAGCAATTTCGTGGGCTAGTTTGTTTTTTTGGTCTTTATCTTCTACAAACTTACCAATCAGTTCAGTAGCTGGACCTATAAGACTTGCTAGCATTTCCATCTCTTTCTTGCTTGACGCAGACGGCTGTTAGGATTCTTTGCAGCCTTGGGAAACTTTTTCATTTGACCAGCAGACCTAGCGCAAAAAGATTTACGCCGTTTAGCATCCTTGCTACCCGGCTTTACTTTTCCTGTTACTGCTGTTTTTAATTTAGAACCGGGGTTCTTCTTACGATACTCTTTAACCCCTTTGGCTGTCATGCCCGCACCTGACTTGGTAGGGCGGTAGTTCGCACCCTTACCTGTTGTAGTCTTTTTTATAGGTGTTTCTTTTTTACGCGGCATGACCCTTATCCTTTGGAACACACTTGTAACTGAACTCGACTGGCGGTTCAACTACAGCCTTTAAGTCTTCAGCCATTTCGTAGGCTCGTGCTTTACACTCTTCTTTAGTAGCGTACGGTCCTCTAGTATCCTCGAACTCGGTACACTCCATAGCCATAACTAATGAACAAACTTTAACAAATGTAGTAAACATAGTATATATACCCCGGCAAATGGTTCTTGCTTATACCACGAATCTACGGGGTTGTCAAGGGGCAAGTTGCCCTGCCCCTCAACATTTTATTTAGGCGAATGAGGCTGCAGTTTCACCAGAACCAAGTTCGGCGATTACTGCAAATACACGAACCTTACCATCGAAAGTTGCAGTATTAGCAATCAGGTCGATGGTGTCAGCGGAAGTGTACAGCTTCATTGTACCTGCAGCTACGTTGATTTCATGCCCGACGGAAGAGCCAGACAGAGCAGAAACGTACAAGTCATCATCAGCGTCGTCACCAAGGTCTAAAACAGGTGAACCAGTTGATGCTGCAGTCAGAACTTCAACACCAGCAGCCAGTACTAAAGTATTAGCTTTCATTTCGAATACTTCTACTGAATCAGAAGTAGTCAAGCTGGTTGAAGAGAAGTCAAGTACAACTTCAATTATTTGGGGCTTGATGCCAACAGGAACGCCAGCAACAGCACCAGTAACGGTATAAGTAGCCATTATCCAGTCCCCCTTACAGTGAAATCACGCCACGAACGAGGGCTTCAGGACGCATGACCTTACGACCAAACACATGAAGACCGCGAACGATGTCGCTGAAAGTTTCGGTTGAACGTACAACTTCAGTCTTCGCGATGTGCGAAGCAGTTGCAGTTGATGACATGTGACCAGCCAAGATTGGGAACTCACCAGCACCCAAGCCTGTTACGTCTACAGTGTCTGTGCCAGCAGCGTTCATAGCTGTTGACTTATAGCAGTTGAAGCCAGCAATGTTGCCAGCCATAACTAGACCGTTACGCAGAGTTGAGGTATCATCACCTGTTACCTGTACTTCTGCGAACTTTGCACCTGCGCCGAACAGTGTTTCGTAGAAAGCCGGAGCAGCTACGAACCAACGGTTCTCTTCAGGAACTGACTGGTCGTCCAATGCACGAGCCATCTTCAGCATGATGTTCACAAGGTTGTCACCAGTCTGAGAAGTCAGAGGTGAACCCAGTGTACCCAGACCTGAAACGGTAGCAATAGATGCACCAGTTTCAGATGAGAGGCCAGCACCGTCAAACATTGCAGTCAGAACGTTACCGTCGTACTTGCGCTTCAGCGAGTATGCACCAGATGAAGTAGCAAGAGCTTCGAAGTTAACGTGTGACTGACGCTCTTCGATGTCGTCAATCTTGAACGCAAATGCGTTAGCTTGGTCAACAACCATAGTAATCTGGTCGTCAGCAAGGTCCTGTGGGTTTACCACTGCACCGCGTGAGTAAGCAGATACTGTAATTGTTGGTTCCTTGATGATACGTACTGTATCACCGTAGTTTTCAATTTCACCAGCGTAGTCGGTATTAGTAATATCTTCTGCAACCGAAGCACGACGGAAGAACTTGAGAACTTTTTGGCTGAAAATTTCTGGTGTGAAATTCCCAGACGGCAGGTTATTGTAACCTGATGCGCTATTAAAAGCCATAGTTCAATCCCTTCCTTTGAGGATTAAGAGTTATAGTCGATTCGCCCTTCAGCCCTTGCAGAGTCGATTTCGCTTTCTAGCCTTTCGAACTCCCAAGGTTTCATCTTGGCAATTTGCGAAGCCTTGAAGACCTTCTTACCCGCGTTGGGGTCCGTGGCTACTTCTCTCGCGGCAGTCTTGGTAACAGCGTCTGCTGCACTTTCCTGACGCTTGGACTTCTTAGGTTTGTTAAGACCAGCATCGGCCTTATAGAGGTCAACTACACGAGCCGCCCATCTTGCGTCGGTATTGTTTTTGTAAATACCATCTGAAAGAGTTTGGGGCTGCTCCTCGAGCCATTTTAAGAACTCGTCTGTAGTCTTGATTTCATCAAAGTCTGGATGCAACCGAAGCAGTTCCTCGTAGGCTTTCTGCTTTTCTAACTGCTGTTCCCGTTCTTTGATTGTACCAATCTCGTCCCGAAGTTTTGCAACCTGCGATTCCGTCTGTATAGACGCAACCGTTTGAACCACTTCGAACACGTCAGGGTAACGCTCCTTGAACTCTTCTAGTTCTTCTTGAGTTCGTGGTGGTGTTACACCCCTCGGCATTTCTACAGCGCGGTTGTTCATAGCTGTCCGAAGATTTGCGATTTCTTCTTTGAACTCGTTTACTTTGCTGTCGTAGTGTTTCTTCAGGTCATCATAACGCTTTTTATAATCGTGTTCCGCGTCTTTCGTTTCCTTTTGCGGTACAAAACTATCACTTTCCTGAGTAGCCGCTTCTTTGGGGGCGGGGTCAGTTGACTCGTCTTCGGATGCTTCTACCTGTTCTTGGTCTTCGTCATCATCCTTGTAGACTTCGTCGCGATACTTTCCACGATATAGTTGGTCGTTATTAGTTACTCCGAAGGAGTCGTTTGGTTTGTTGGCTCGTTGGCCTCTTACTTTTGCCATTTGATTTACCTCATGTTGCGGGGCTACTTGGCTTGTAGGTAGCCGCTTCGGTTACGTCAGGGCCGCTGGTTTGCGGGTAGCTGACTAATCCATTTCTAAGAACGATTCATTTCCCTGTAGTGTGCCGTCGCCCATTGTCTTGGGTGCAAACACGGTTCCTATTATCTCTAAAATAGCAAGTGGAGGTGTTGCTTTTGTAGCTACTTTAGATATTGCCCTACCTGCTAGTTTACCTGCAGACTTAGGGTCGTTCTTAAATGTTTCTATAAAATTAACTTTTGACTTATCGTCGTGAAATACTTGTTCCTGTAAAAACATCACCATGCTTTCTAAGGAACGTTCACCTGTTTCGTAAGCCTTTTTCATGCTACGTATAAAACGTATATTCTTGTCTAGTTCTGACTTAGGCATTTTCTTAAAATAGTTAGTTTTTTGTTTAGCGTGAGTTTTCCACGCTTCCTCTACACCATCAAATAACTCATCTATAGTAACTTTTCTACTAAGAATCTGTTGATTACCGGGTCCAGCATAGTGAGCAAAGTTACGGGCCTTTGCTATGGATGGGGTGTGAAATTTGCCGACGTTTTCTTTACCGTATTCGTAATCAACACTTAGCTTTGCTTTGTCGGGGTCGATTGGCTCACCGCGATAAACTGTTACTTTGTCACCGGATGCGTAGCCCTGTCTATAAGGGTCTTCTGCTGCACCACCTTCTGCTAACCCAAGAAAACCGCCTTGTGCTGCTTCGCGCTGACGCTCGGCAACCTCAGGCTTTCCACGATTATTGATTTTTCTAAGACGGTCGTAGCCGATAATTTTGGCTAGGTATGGTGCAACCTTTACTTCACCTTGTGAAACGGCTACATCTATAAGTTTAGCAGAGTTTTCTGATTTGTCAACAGTAATTCCACGTCTAACCGCTTCTTTTTCTGCATCGTTCAGCATTTTGATAATATCTGACTCACCAGCC